GATTGCAGCAAGAGAATCGGAGAGAATTCAAAGAGCACGTCAAGTAAAAAGAATAAAACTACTATCGGAGGTTTAATCCTATGGAAATCAAAGATATGACCATCGAAGAGATGGAAGCACGCAAGGCTCAAATCAAAATTGATGCAGAGCTTGAGGATGCAGACCTTGATGCATTAGAGGCTGAAGTGAGAGCAATTTCAGATGAACTTGAAACTCGCAAAGCTGAAGAAGCAAAGAAGGAAGAAATTAGAAAGATGGCAGCTGAACAAATCGTATCAGTGCCAGTTGTAGAGGAGGCTCCAAAAATGGAATCAACATTCGCAGAAACAAGAAAGACCACTATTGACACTAAAGAAGTTCGTTCACTTTTAGTAAGCGGTGGCACAGTAGCTACACCTACAGGTGTTAGCGGTATCAACAACACACTTGCTGGTGCAGGTTCAATCCTTGATTACGTTAAGGTTGTTAACTGTGCTGGTATGGGTAGCAACAAAGTTGCTTACATTGCAGCTGATGCACAAGCTGCAGCAGATCAGACAGAGGGTAGTGCAGCAACTGCTAAAGAAGCTACATATGGCTATGTAACAATCACACCAGATTCAGTTGCAGTAACTGCTCAAATCTCAAAGCAGGCTAAGAAGCAAAGCCCACTTGATTACGAAGCAAAGGTTACAGACCAGGCTGTTAAGTCACTTCGTAAGGCTGTAAGCGGTAAGATTGTTGCAGCTCTTAAGGCTTCAAGCTTAACTTCAAAGGTTGCTGGTAAGATTCAGTCATCAAAGGGTGTTATCGACGAGCAGACTCTTCGCAAGTTAGCATTAAGCTATGGCGGTAACGAGGATGTAGTTGGTGGTGCTGTTCTATTCCTTAACAAGACAGACCTTATCGCATTCGGCGATGTACGTGGCACCAACGAGAAGAAGGCAGTATATGAGATCACTCCAGATGCTGCAAATCCAAACGCTGGTACAATTACTGACGGTGGCTTAACTGTTAAGTATTGCCTTGTTAACGGCTTAACTGCTTATGCGGGTGCTTCAGTTGGTACATCTTCAACTGTTACAATGTTCTATGGTGACCCTAACTGCTTCGAGCTTGACCTATTCAGCGACTATGAAGTTAGAGTATCAGAGGACTTCGCAATCACTTCACTAATGGATACAATCGTTGGTGATGTTGAGGTTGGTGGCGATGTTGTTGTAAAAGACGGCTTCGTTACTTTGGCACTATAATTGCCTATCATTCATTGATGGGATTAGGGGATAGGGGTTCTACTGCTCCTTCCCCATTCCCCTTTTTAAATAAGGAGCTACAAAATGGGTAAAACAGTAATTGCTGTGCCTGCAATGAATCAAGTTGACACATCCTTCTTTGTCAGTACTATGAACTTGAAGAAGCCTGCCGACACTGGTTTGTTAGTGGCACAAAACACTTTAGTATATGAGGCAAGAAATCAATTGGCTGTACAAGCGTGCAATGCTGATTATGATTATGTTCTATGGATTGATTCTGATATGAACTTTTCGGATGATTGCCTCGAAAGACTTTTCAAAGATGACAAGGATATAACTACTGGGTTGTGCTTCCGTAGAAGACCGCCTTATAGTCCGTGCATTTGGGAAACGGTAGACTATCATACAGATGGCACCGAACATGTTACTAAGGAATATCTTGACTATCCAAAAGATAGCCTATTCCGAATAGAGGCGTGTGGTGCAGCATTTATGTTGGTAAAGACTGATGTTCTCAAAGCTTGCTTCAAAGAATTCAATAATTGCTTCCAGCCTATTGATGGGTTTAGTGAAGACATTAGCTTCTGTTTGAGAGCAAGGGCACTTGGCTATGAAATATGGTGCGACTCCAGAGTGAAGATTGCACATGTAGCACAAGCCTATGTCAACGAATCCACATATCAAGCATACAGGAAGGTAGAAGAGGATGTTAGAACTAATACGTCAAGCACTTAGAGTAAGCACGGATGCATATGATGACGAAATCAAAATGCTTATCCAAGCAGCAGAGCAAGACCTTGGTATTGCAGGTATCACGGTCAAGAGTGATTCAATTTGCATCAATGCAATTGCTACATATTGCAAGATGTATTTCAACAAAGACTTTACTTTGAAGGATGCTTATGAGCAACAGAAGGCTCAATTGCAAATGAGCACGGGGTACGGATTATGATGAATGATGTGTGCTATTTGATTGGCACAACATTGACAGAAGATGAGCTTGGGCAACAGGTCCCTTCGGAAACGAGACGAATGGTTTATTGCAGGGTAGACTCTATCGGTTCGGTCGAATGGTTCCAGGGTCAGAGCGTTAATCTTCGTCCTCAACATAAGTTAACCGTATTCTTTGGGGATTACGATAACGAAGAGACTGTAGAGTTCCGAGGTGAGAGATACGGAGTGTATCGAACATACCAAAAGAACGATAGCCTCGAGTTGTACATCGAGAAGAGGAAAGGCATTTAAGCAATGAGTACAAGATGTAGTGTTGATGGATTGACCACAGCCATTATGCAAGAACTTACAGAATGGAACAAAGAATGTACAGACAAGGCACTTGACATTGTTGACATGACCGCACTTGAAGCAAAAGAGGCTGTTAGTGCAGCTGCATCGGGTGCAGGCATTGGCGGTCAAGGTGCTTATAAGGCAGGGTTCTATTTAAAGAAAATGTATAGTGGTGCAAATGGCAAACGCTATGTGTTAGCCAATAAGGTATATCAATTGACACACTTGCTTGAATTTGGACATGCACTTTGGCAAGGTGGTAGAACGAGAGCGTTCCCACATTGGCAAGCGGCTGAATCCATTGCTCAACAATTGCCAGAAAGGCTAAAAGATGCAATTAACTGAATTATACACGAAATTGAAATCAATAGGTTTGCCAATTGCTTACCAACGATTCCAAAAGGCTCAAGCTTTGCCATTTATCGTATATTATAGGCAAGGCAATGCGGATGTGATTGCGGACAATGTCAACTATCACGGAAGCGACAATGTAATTGTGGAATTCTACTCCACACAAAAAGACACCGTCAACGAGGCGAAAATTGAAAAGGTATTAAAGGACAACGAGATTGTCTATACTGTCAATGAGATCTATATTGACGATGACAAAATGCATGAAACTATATACGAATTTCAAATTATATAGGAGGCTACTATTATGGCTACAAACAAAATCACATACGGTCTAAAGAGCGTATACTATGCAAAGGTAACTATGTCAGGCACAACTGCTGTATATGGTTCACCTATTGCGATTCCAGGTGCTGTATCAATCGCACTTGACAAGGACCAAGAACGTACTAACATTGCAGGTGATGACAATGCTAAGTATGCAATTGTTTCACAGAACAATGGTTATTCTGGCACACTTGAGATTCTTAATCTTCCAGAATCATTCCTTGCTGATTGCCTTGGCATGACAGTATCAACTGCAGACGGCACAATCCTTGAAAATAAGGACGATGCTCCTTCTAACTTTGCTTTGTTATGGCAGTTTGCTGGTGACAAGAAGAACACTCGTCACGTGCTATACAACTGTTTCGCAACAAATCCAAAGATTGAAGGCAACACAAAGGGTGACTCTGTAGAGGCTCAAACTGTATCACTTGACATTTCTGCAGCTGCAGCTGAGGACACAGGTGACATCAAGTATAGTTGTGCAGAATCTTCAAGCTCAACATACACCAACTGGTTCACAGCCGTACAAAAGGGTTAATTGAACTCACGAAAGGAGCAGACTTCTTATGAAGAAAACGATTACAATTGATAATAGAGAAATCAAACTTGAAACAAATGGCTTCGTGCCAATACTATACAAGCGAGCATTTCAAAGCAATTTCTTTGCAGACATTAACAAGTTGAGTGATGAACTTGACTTTGAAGTTCTTATGAATCTATTATATGTATTTGCAAGAATTGCTGACAAGACAATTGGTGACCCAGAGGAATGGTTCAGTTCATTTGAGGAATTGCCAATTGCAACATATGTGCAAGACATTAGTGAACTTGCAACAGCGTGCCTTGTGACCACACATAAGGAAGCCAAGGCAAAAAACGGAGCGAAGGCATCGAAGAAATAACAGTTGAAAAGTATGTACTACTTGCCAAATCTGTTGGAATCGATGTCATTGAATTAGAATATTTTGAGGTCGGAGGAGTGCTTGACATCATTGTAGCATATAGCGAAATGCAAAGTGGCGAACGTGAAGCCACACAAGCAGACTTCGACAATTTTTAGGGGAGTCTCGCAAAGGACTTCCCTATTTTGATTAAGAAAAGAAAGTGAGGACAATATGGCAGGAAATATCAAGGGTATTACTGTTGAAATTGGTGGTGATGTCAGTGGCTTAAGCAAAGCACTCAAGACTTTGAACAAGCCAATAAATGCCACTCAAAAGGAATTGAAAGCAATTCAAAAAGGCTTGAAATTCAACCCAAATTCAACAACCCTACTTGCACAGAAACAAAAGCTATTATCCCAGTCCTTACAGGACAATAAAACAAAGTTACAAGCACTACAGAACGCGAAGGCTCAAGCCGATGCGAAGATGGCTCAAGGCGTAGAGGTTAACCAGGAACAGTACCGTGCGTTAGAGAGAGAAATCGAAGCCACGAAGCTAAAAATAAAAGAGTTAGCAACCGAGACGAGTAGATTCACGCAAGCAGGTCAAAGCATTTCAAATGTAGGCAAGAAATTCACTTCTATTGGCAATGCCTTGAAACCATTGTCAATGGCAGCAGCTGGAATCGGAATTGCAAGTGGTAAACTTGCGATGGACTTTGAGACGGCAATGGCACAGGTTAGCACCATAGCGGATGCAACTGAGGTGCCAATCAAGGACCTTGAAAAGTCAATCCTTGAGTTATCTGATAGCACTGGTGTTGCAGCAAAAGACCTTGCTGTCAATGTGTATGATGCAATCAGTGCCGGTCAAAAGACTGGTGATGCGGTTAACTTTGTAAGTAATGCAACCAAACTTGCAAAAGCAGGTTTTACTGATACGGATTCGGCACTTGATGTACTTACCACAACATTGAATGCTTATGGTTTAGAGGCCTCAGAGGTTGGTAGAATAAGTGACCTATTAATCCAAACACAGAACGATGGTAAAGTTACTGTTGGTCAGTTGAGTGAGTCAATGGGTAAAGTTATCCCAACGGCAAAATCTGCAGGCGTATCAATACAACAAGTAACGGCGTCCTATGCATTGCTAACCAAGAATGGTATTGCTTCCAAGAACGCAACAACATATTTGAACAGTATGCTTAACGAATTGAACAAGAGCGGTACAACTGTTGACAAGACATTGCGTTCCAAAACTGGTAAATCGTTTAGCCAATTACAAGCCGATGGCAAATCGCTTGGTGATGTATTACAAGTATTAAGTGATGAAGCAAAGAAGAATGGCAAAGGCTTCAATGACATGTGGGGCAATGCAAACTCCGCAAAGGCTGCCTTGACATTGCTCGGTGATGGTGCAAACACATTCAATGATGAACTTGGCAAAATGAATGCAAGTGTGGGTGCTACGGATACGGCATTCAGTAAGCTTGGCACCACATCGGTCACATTCAAAAAGGCAATCAATGAATTAAAGAATGTAGGCATCCAATTAGGTCAACAATTGCTCAATGTATTGGCACCAATAATTCAATCAGTTGCATCAAAAATCAAAGAGTTTAGTGAATGGTTTAAACAATTGAGCCCAGGAATGCAACAAGCCATAGCAAAGACCGTATTGCTCACGGCTGCATTGTCACCGTTGGCACATGGCATTGGCAAGGCATTGAGTGGCATAGGTAGTATATGTACCGCACTTGGAAAATTGAGTGGTGCGGCTGCAGCTGCTGGTGTTGCATTGGGTCCATTATTGATTGCGATTGGTGCGGTTGCCGTTGCTGCTGTAGGTTTGGGAGTTGCGTACCGAAAGCAAAATGCCGATACGCTTGCACTGATCAAGAGTATCAACAATATCAAATCAGCAAACGATGAACTAAAAACAAGTTTTGATTCTACTCAAAAGACAGTAAGCGAAACACTTGGTAGTGCAAGTTCACAAGCGAGCCATGTAGAAACTCTTGTAAACACGCTTGAATCGTTAGCTGATGCAAGTGGCAATGTTGCAGACAAAGACAGAGCAAGAGCGAAGATTATCCTTGGTGAATTGAATCAAGCATTGGGTACTGAGTACACAATGACCGGCAACCAAATTGATAACTATGATACTCTTATTGGTAAGATACACGAACTCATCAAAGCAAAGCAACTTGAAGCCACAATGTCAGGATTGCAAAGCGGTTATGATGAAGCAATCAGAAATCGGCAAACAGCCATTACCAATCTTGCAAATGCACAAATTGCATATAGCAAAGCTTTGGAAGATGCGGGACAAGCTAAAACAGGATTACAAGTCGCTACTGCAATCAAAGCAATGGTTGATGCACAAAATGAAATTAAAGCAGCACAAGGTCAACTAAGTGAATACAACAATGCAATCCAAATCTACGAGGAAACTCAACGCATAGCATTAGAGCAAGGTGCACAAGCTGCGATTGATTATGCCAGCAAACAACAGTTGTACCAACAGATTGCCAATGAATCAATGGCTCAAGGTGTAGACACGGCAACAACACAGATGCGTATGGCTTCAATAGCATATGCAGCCAATATGGGATTCCTTGCACAAACAATCAAGGATTATAATCTTGGCAAAGCAACACTTGACCAGGTTAAAGAAGCTGCTTCAATGGTTAAGAGTGCAGAGTCTGATTTCAAAGATGCAGGTGCTACGATTGTCAATGGTATGATATCTGGCATTGATGGCGAAAAGGTTGATATTTCAAGTGTAATAAATGACCTTGATAGTCAACTTGTGGATCTTGAAGCCAAAGGTATTGATTTAGGTACAAGTTTCAACACTTCATTGAAACAAGGCATTGCTGGTAACCCAATTACGGCAAGCATTAACATTTCAACCACAACCGCAGCCGATATTCAGGCACAAGGTATTGCACTTGGTAACACTGTTATGCAAAAGTTTGGATTGGGTATCACTAATAATCAAAGCATTCCAACTGATGCAACTACACAGACAGTAGATTCAGCTAAAGCAGCAGGTGAAGGTGAAGCCAACACATTCACAAGCGTAGGTTCGTATATTGATCAAGGTATTGCGATCGGTATCAATTCATCAAGTGATATTGTACAAGCTGCAGTACGCAAAGTTGTACAAGATGCAAAGACTGCAGCCAACCAAGAAGCGGTCATTAAATCTCCATCAAGATTGTTCCGCGATGAGGTCGGTGTGTACATCGGTCAAGGTATTGGTGTTGGTATTACAAAGGCAACTGAATTTGTAGAAAACAGAGTCAAGACATTAATTGATGATGTGGTGGATTATTCAAGCAATTACACAAGCACAATTTCCGAAATTACAAAGGGTGCACTTGATGATGAAAAGTATTACTTGGATGATGTTGCAAAGGCTGAAGGCGAAGCAGAGTCCAAGAGATTTGCTCAACGCATTTTAAATGCCACAACTACCGAGGAAAAACTTGCAATTGTCAAAGAGCGTGCAGCTTATCGTGCAAAGATATCACAAAAAGAACAAGACGAGGAAATGACAAATGCCATCAGTGATATGAACAAAGTTCTTGAAGCTGATACAAAGACAAAAGAATCGTTCATCACAAAATGGCAAGATAAATTTGAGGATGCAATTGACGCAATCAAGGATAAGATTGATGAATTCAAAGACAAACTTCAAGGCTTCACTTCTTCGTTGCGTGGTCAGTTTGATTTGCTTGGTACATCAACGGCTCACATTGGCGATATCAATGGTGGGTACGATGTAGACATTTCAACACTAACAAACTTCAGTCAAGCAAACTCCTACATCAAGCTATTTAGGGATTCTCTTCTCGGGATTAAGGACTCCGTTCCTACGGAACTATTCGAGGAGATTCGTAAACTCGGAGAGAGTGACATCGGAAAAGCGAATCGATTCGTTAACTCGTTCAAATCCTTATCCGAGGCAGACCAAAAGCAATGGATTGCTGATTGGCAAGAGTATCGTGATTTAACAACAGGCACAACTGATGCATTGTATGCCGATGAAACGAAGGCATTTGTTGATGGCATCAATTCAGATTTTGAAACTGTCAAGTCGGAATTTGATAGTGAATTCACATCACTTGAAACTGACTTCACCAATTACGGATTCTCAATGGCTGACAAATTCATACAAGGATTCAAAGACAAAGTAACTGAATTGCGTAGCGGATTTGGTGGCATACTTGATAGTACATCAACTGAAGCAACTGACACAATGAACAGTGCAAGTGTTGCACCTGTTACAATCAACATCACAATGGAAGGTTCTTCGTCCAGTGCTTACGAAATTGGTCAAGAGGTTAAAAATCAAATTAGAAACATTTATAGACAGGCGGTGACTGCATACTAATGGAACAACATAGATACATAAAATTCAAAGGTATTGCCATTGAACAAGGCACACCGTTTTTGTTGCAAGGCATCAACGATGAAGCAAGCGGGTCAACCAATAAGACCACAGTGAACTTCTATGGTACGGATGGTGCCAAATATCGTGACATACTCTATCTGCCGAGGGACTTCTCAGTGGATGGGGTAATCATTGCCAACAGTGGAGAAGAAATGGCAAGAGCTCAACGAGTTCTGATGTCAAAGTGTGATTTAAAGACACCTTTTGAGTTGGAATACTTCAATCGTGATAGAAGGCTTTTTGCCGAGGTGTACATGTCATCATTGCCATCATTCTCTACTCGAGTTGGTTGGACGATGGGTTTTACTCTGCACTTCGTGATTCCTTCGTTCTATTGGACTGGATACCAGCTGAACACGAAACTCTTTAGTTTGCGAAACAATGTAGTTAGTTCGTTTACTCTTCCATCGGTATTTACTGTTATGGACGATTCTGGAGTCCTAAAAAATAAGGGAGATGTAGAGACTTTCCCTCGGATCACGATTGAGTTTACGGATTCAAGTACGGGATTCACACTCACGAACGGAACTAAGAAGATGCAATTGACAACAACATTTGCCAGTACCGACAAGCTTGTCATTGACATGGCAGAACGCACCATAACAAAGAATGGTACAAGCGTTATACAGGATGTATCACTTGACAGTGAATTTTGGGGATTGAATGTGGGTGACAATAGTATCACACCAAGCACAGAGCAGTGTGATGTTACATTTGTTTGGAGGGAAAACTTCTTATGATACTCAAAGTATATGACGATGATTTCAATCCAATTAATGTCATTACTCACATATCAAGTTTGCAATGGTATGATAAATGGCAAGATGTTGGCACATTTGAATTGCATACAACCGATGATGTGCTTGATGTGGATTCAATCATTTGCTTCAAGCACAATGGCATCGTGTTCGGTGGATTTGTAAATCGCATTGAAAAATATGACAATGAGATTGTAGCAACAGGCTACGACTTCAAAGGCTTATTGAATAGGCGTTATATATATGAAGAGCAAAGCTTTGCAAGTGGTTCGGGAGTACGAACGGCATTGATTAACACTTCGCAAACTGGGCTACTTCAACGCCCAATGCTTCCAAAGGTTGGAGGTTCTGACCCATATGCTACAATACAGTCATATCGTGCTTGGTCATCTTCAAGGGGTTCGATACATCATGTATGGAATCCAAGTAGTGACATTGTTGACAATTTCAATGATGTGACCAAGATAAACACTGGGTACTATATGGAAGCATTCAAGAGTTTAATGGATGAGTATGGCTTTGGAATTACAGCGTATCCAGACATTGACAATGCAAAAGTAAATGTTTTTGCCTGCAAAGGTGATGACCTTACCAGTACTACAGTACTTGCATATCGTAATGGCAATGTTGAAAAAATCACATTCACAGACGATGTAAGTGGTACATACAATTCAATCATTTACAAGGATGGCAATGCATTCACAGTTTACAAGGATGGCTCTGTCAAAGGGTTGGGTTTGCGTGAAGGGTACACCACAATTCCAGACAATGTAGTGCCTTCCAAAGAAGCACAGAAATATTACAAGGAAAATCAAGCTGAAGACGAAATCACAGTTACGGCTAACGAGCGTGTTGATTTGAAACTTGGCTCATTGGTATCATTGATTTTTAGAGGTACAATGTATACAAAGCAAATCACTCAATTGCAATATGTGTTTGAGTATGGCAATGTATATACAATTGCTACAATTGGCAAACCAAACAAAAATATTTTGAGGAGGTTAGGCAATGTATTATAACCAAAGTATAGGAGGCGATGACTTGAACAACATTGCAAAAGATTTAGGTGCGGTTGACTTTAGTACATTTTCGGACAACGGAACATACGCGGTCGACAAACTAAACGGCATAACTAAGGACTTGGTAAGCTCGGGCGTACTGAACAAATGGGACCTATGCAAAGTTACATACTCGAGCGGAACGGTATCAATTGCAAAGGGCGTTGTTGTGATGCCAAGTGGGGCGAAGCAAAGGTTTGAATCAATAACAACTGTGATGGGTGTGACACCGCCTTGCTATGTATATGTAAGTGAAGACAGTGCATACAACACACAGTTATGTGTTAAGGATGAAATTGATGCAACTACATATGTTAGATTGGCGTATATTGATGAAAATGGTAATGTATCACAATTGGCTACACTTTGCCAATCAAAGATTGCAGGCAATACAGCATCGACACCAGTGACATACACGGTACCTGTTAACACAACATCAATGGCGGTTACTGGGTCCAATTATGTAGGAATATACGTAGAAGGCTCAAAGGGTAGCACATATCGTAAAAACAACAAAGCAATCGTATTTGGTTCAAGTGCTACAATTGATATGGAACCAGCATCGGGTTCACATCATCAGTACCAAAGAGTAACATACTTGGCAACCAACCAAACATTGACTTTTGAACATTCAAGTATTGACGGTAGTTCTTGGTATGATGGCAACACTTTTGAACTCACAGTTATTTTATTTTAGGAGGTTAATACAATGACAACAATTTCAAACAATGGGAATCTATCTTGGTCGGTAAGTGATACCGTTAACTTTTCGGTTGAAGCTGAGGACCAGTTTATCGCAGGTGACCAACTAACTTTCGAGGTCGCAGAGAACCAAGAAAACGCAGTTATCGTAAGCCAAACATTCCAGCTTACAGGTGATAAGTTCATTGTTGATTTACCATCATCAGAACGTGCAAAGCTTCCAGTTGGTACATATGTGTACAGAATGATTCTATCGCATGCAGATGGTAAAGTAGTCACAGAGCAAAGTGGCGTGTTGTATGTAAAGTGGGGTGCTTAATATGGTTATTCGCACAGACGATGATGCAAGAATCATAATGAAGCCAACATCAAGCAAGGAAATGGTCATAGGTGGTGCCGATACTTATAGCAAGACACAAATTGATTCCAAACTTGATGGTAAACAAGATACGCTTGAAGCATATGTCAAGGATGTCACATATAGCAGTAGCAAACTATATGTTACTGATAAAGATGGTACTGTCACAGACTATACAATTGCTGGAGGCGGTGGTAGTGGCACAAGTGACCATAGCCAATTGAGCAATTTGGATTATGCGCATAGTGGGCATACAGGGTTTGCAAAAGAAAATGGTGATTCGTCAAAGAACTTTGGTGCAAAGGTATTAACTGCCAACACTTTAGCATCTAATGGCAATGCTAATATTGGTGGTACTGTTAATGCTGATATAGATGTTGTGATTAATGACCACGGAACTGTTACACATCAATTAAGCAAAAAAGCAAATGCTACAATCATCACAAGTAAAACTGGTACATCAATGGAAATTGTAACACTTGCGGACATATACAATTGTGAAACAAGGCTCACAAAAACATATGTATCTGGTGATACCATTGGATTAGTTACAAATGGTACATTTGAAAATGACTACACAAGTGGCTTGACATTTGCAACAGGTGACACAGCTCCGTCCATAGATTACACCGGGACCGGTATAATACAATGGGTCGGCAGTGAGTGCAAGATTGAGAACGGTTACAGCATATTCGCACCAGCAGCGAATAAAACATATGACATTGTTTTTTATTATAACGGTACGCAATTTATAGGGTTAGTGAATGGCTATACAGTAGCTACAAGCAATACGGAGGAATAACAACATGGAATTATACAAATATATTAACAGTAATAGAATTGAGAAATTCAACGCAGATTTTATCGTGCTAAATGAGCGCATCAAGACGAACCCTACCGAGGCAGACATCAAAGCAATTGGCTACAAGGCTGTAGTTGAGGATGCAATGCCAGAGTATGACGAGCAAACACAGTATGTTGAAGCATACTATACCGATGGTGATACCATTACCAAGAAGTATAGAGTAGTTGCAATTCCAGACGAGGTGTTTGAAGATGACATACCTACAGAATAAAAAAAGAGCATTCATATCTATGATTGCAAACCTATCAAACAAAATCAAGAGGCTTGTGAGTGGCGGAACTTCCGTCACTCTGTCCGATTGCTACGATGGGCAAAGCCTTGTTTTATTGCAATTTCAAGGTGCAAGTGGTGGTAGTGGGGATTTGACAAGTAATTTGCTTAATTTGAATGATTTTGTTGATGGATATTTTATCAATGCAAGTGGCTCAAAGGTAGCATCTAACGAATACCATTATTCAAATCCAATAACACTTGATAGTGGCACATATACTTTGTTTTGTACTAATGGTATGACAGTCTCAACCAATGTTATAGTACACAAGTATGATAGTAATGGAAATTGGATATCCCAAATAACAACAAAAGCATTTTCAAGTGGGCAAACTAATACTTTGATATTCACAGTTGCAAGTGACACTAATACAGTAATATCAATTGGAAAAGCATACTACAATGTATGCCTTGTAAAAGGTAGTTACACAGTTGATACAATACCGAAAGAGCCTTATGGCTACCAAATCGGTGTTTTATGTGATAGTAGTATATTGGCATCAACAGATACCATTGACAAATCATCATACAATGCAAGTGGCAATGTCATAACGGCATCAACATATAGCCGTACTGATATATGCAATGCAAAACCATCAACAAGTTATACTGTTAAATGTGATGTTAAAACTGATGGTATGTCTGTATATCTGTTGCAATGGCACGATGATACATTACTCAAAAGAGCAAGTATAGGTACTCTAACAACAAGCAATCCATACAAAACATTTACAACGGAGGCAACCACAAACAAGATAGCATTTTTCTTTACTCGGCTAAAGGAAAATTATACTTATGTTGTGTGTTACGAATCCTATAAAACCCCAATTTGCCTACCTTGTTACATTGGGGCAAATCAACTTAATAGCCTCAACGGACATACAGACAAGGCTATTATGGACTTTGAAAACAAAACAAGCAAGAATGTTAAGAACACTATTACAAGGACTTTTAATGGAACGGAATCGTGGACAACAACGGGTGACACAAGTGCTGGAGTATATCAAGGCTTTGCGGTGGCAAGTGCGACATATAATGTTGCAAAACCAACGAGTGGAAAATATCAAACAATATGCGATGTGTTTCCGTATTCGGCAACAAATGTTGCCAACACATCAAGGATTGAGGCAGGTAATTATGGCTTACGATTAATCATAGGTGCAGACAGAGTGCCATCATTAACCAAAGCCGATTTTATTACTTGGCTAAAGGCAAATCCAATAACGATAACATATCCTTGTGCAACAGAGTATGAGGAAAACACAACGGATTTAAACACAACAACCCTCAACACCGAAGCCACAACACACGAAGGCACAACAGTAATAGTTGATGGCTCTACCAACAAGGTAAGTGGGATGGATGTTGAGTACTATGCAAGTAAATAATGGGGAGTGGCTACGGCATATTGTTAGTCTACTGGCGAAGCAACATTCCCCATTGATATAATTGCCCATAATTGATATAATTGCCCATAGATGAAACATTCTAAAAGATTTTGCCACAATCGGCAATTGAGAAAGATGGACGCATCGTGTTGGCTTTGCTAGGGCTTTGCCAACTACCATAAAAGAAAGGTTTGAATTATGGAACTAAACGAAATAGCATTGTTATATGCGATAGGCAACTATAGTATGCGACAGTATATACTATCAAGGCTTGATGCATATACAAGGCATAAAATTTTAAACATCTGCAACTTACCAGCAAGTTAAAATTTGGCTTACCTATGCTATCGGGCAGGCTTTTGCTTTGTCGGTGTCAATGGTGTGCAAGTTAAAATCTGTACAAAATGTATCAAAATTAGGTTGTAGATGTGATTTTTTCACATTTAGAGGTAAAATGCGTAAATTTAAACTACATAATTGCAAATTCAATACTTACTGTGCCAAATGCAAATACCATCGCAAGGTGGTAATAAGTGGCATTAAG